TACCCCCGCAGACCGCCGTAGTTGAACCGTTTTGACTGAGTAGTGAAACCTGCGAAAAAAGGATTGTGACGTAATGCCTAACCCACCAAAACCTATCGAACAACAACGCAAACTTGGCAACCCCGGCAAACGCGCTTTGCCTGCCGTTGCCTCATTGATTGCGCTGCCTGCTGCCGATGGCATCCCGCCCACGTTGCGCCCTTTGATGAATGAAGGCCAGCGCCTGTGGAATCGGGTGTGGAGTGAAGGCGCTGTGTGGTTATCGCCGAACACTGACATTGAAATTGTGCAGATGCTTGCTGAGACAATGGACGAACGCCAGGGCTTGCGCGAATATGTTTTATCGGGTGAAGGTGAATGGCGTGACCGTGTTGCGCTGCGTAACATTGACGACCAGATCAAGTCAACCTTGTCAGCCTTAGGCTTCACCCCGGTTGATCGCACTCGCATGGGTGTCGCTGAGGTTCGCGGTTTGTCGAAACTTGAAGCGTTGCAGGCAAGAGCTGCGCAACGATAATGACCACAAAAGGTTGGCCACCTGCGCTGCTGACCAAAGTCCCTGCTGCTGATCGCAAGCGCGGTGACGGCGATTTGGTCTGCGACTTCATTGAGCAGATGTGTCCACAAGTCAAAGATTCAATTGGCGGCAACGCCGGGCAACCTTTGATCATGCGACCGTGGCAGCGCGACTTGCTTTCTCATTTGTTCGCTCGCCGGCCTGATGGACGATTGAAGCACCGCACCGCCTTGGTTGGTCTTGCTCGCAAGAATGGCAAGTCAGCCATTGGCAGCGGCATCGCCTTACATGGTTTGATCATGGGCCCGCGTGGCGGCGAGGTGTACAGCTGCGCCGCTGACCGCGACCAGGCGCGCATTGTTTTTGGTAGTGCCAAGTCAATGGTGGAAAACTCACCAGAGTTGGCAGCAATCACTAAGACTTACCGTGACGCCATCGAGGTGCCGAGCACCGGCAGCGTTTACCGCGTCCTGTCATCTGAGGCGTTCACCAAAGAGGGTTTATCACCAACGTTGGTGCTTTACGACGAACTGCACGCCGCACCCAATGACGAGCTGTGGAACGTGATGTCGCTGGCGCAGGCTGCGCGTGTTGATTCACTCACCCTGGGCATCACCACCGCCGGCGTGAAAGGTGACAGCACCGGCCAAGACTCCACCTGTTACCGACTATTTCAGTACGGCGAAAAGGTTGCCAGCGGTGAAGTTGATGATCCATCGTTTTTTATGGCATGGTGGCAGAGCAAAGACGCCGACGACCACCGCGAAAAGAAATCGTGGTTGGCTGCCAACCCTGGCTTTGGTGACTTGCAAGACCCTGAGGACTTTGAATCTGCCGTCAAGCGCACACCTGAAAACGAGTTCCGCACCAAACGAATGAATCAATGGGTCAACGCACAAACAGCGTGGTTGCCCTCTGGCGCGTGGGATAACTTGCCAAAGGCTGAACCACCTGACCACACCGTGCCCATCATCGTTGGCTTTGACGGTTCATTTTCTGGCGACTCAACTGCATTGGTTGGCGTCACCGTGGAATCTAAGCCGACGGCGTGGCTGATTAAATCGTGGGAGAAACAACCAAACGACACTGATGACTGGCGTGTTGACATTGCACAAGTCGAGGCAACCATCATGGATACTTGCCGTGACTTCAATGTTACTGAGGTTGTGTGTGACCCTTTCCGCTGGCAGCGTTCCATGCAGGAACTTGCAGCGGCAGGCCTGCCAATTGTTGAATACAACTCCAGCAGTCCGGCGCGCATGGTGCCGGCAACGGCAAAGACTTACGACGCCGTGATGTCTGGCAATGTGCGGCACGATCATAACCCAACACTTGTCAGACACCTGAACAATTGCGTTGTCAAGACCGACCGTTTAGGCCCTCGCATTACCAAAGAGCACCGCAATAGTCCACGCAAGATTGACGCGGCGGTTGCTTTTGTCATGGCGTTTGATCGCGCAACCTGGGTGCACGAACACGAACCTGATGCACCCGATGTCAACTTTTATTAAGGAGCACCAATGATTGCAAATGCATTGCAAGTTGCTGGCATTGTCGCAATTGCGCTTGGCGCAGCCTTGGTGTTTATTCCCGCTGGCGTAATTGTCGCCGGTCTTGGTCTTGTCCTCTTTGGCATTGTAATGGAGCGTGAGTGATGCTTGGTCGTTTAATCAAACCAGCGACAGAGGAACGGGCGATCACTTACCAATCGTTGTTCCTTTCTGACCAAACATTCAGTCAGCAAACCCTTGCCGGTGTGCAGATGAATCAGACAGCTGCAATGAAAGTCGGCGTTGTCTATTCTGCCGTTCGGTTAATTGCAGACACGGTTTCCACTTTGCCCCTTGATGTTTTCTACCGATCCAATGGCGAGCGCCTACCATTTCGACCAAAGCCAATGTGGGTGGATCAACCAGAGGCTGATCCCACTGTTGGCCGCAGTGACTTTTACCAAACCATCATCATTTCAATGTTACTCGCTGGCAATTCCTACACTCGCGTCTTGCGCGATACTGACGGCAGCGTTTTGGCATTGTCCAACCTTGACCCAATGCGCGTGACTCCACGGCGCAACGCTCGAGGTTTCATTGAGTTTCTGTTTGACAACGCCATTGTCATACCGGGCGAGGACATGATCCACATAACCGACATGCGCAAGGCCGGTGACATCAAAGGTGAGTCACGCGTTGACCAACTCAAAGACGTGCTGGGAATATCCCGCGCCCTTGACGAATTTTCTGCGCGCTACTTTGGCCAAGGGACTGTCAGTTCTGGCATCATTTCCTACCCTGGCGACATGACCAGCGAGCAGGCTGACCGGCTTAAAGAACAGTTTGAAAAGAACAGTCACGGGATGCGCAACGCACACCGGCCAAACATTCTCACCGGCGGTGCAAAGTTTGAGCGCATGTCCGATGATGCGCAACAGGCACAACTCATTGAGGCCAAGAAATTCGCCGTCGAGGAAGTGGCGCGAATTTTCAAAATCCAGCCCTCAATGCTTGGGTCTCAAGTACCAGGCGCCCGCGCCTATGCAAGCCAAGAGCAAGACAGCGTTTCATTTGTCACGATCACGCTGCGCCCAATCATTTACAAGCTTGAGGAAGCGTTTGGGCGTCTGCTCACACCAATTTCACCGGCGGCGTTCCTCAAGTTCAACATGGAAGGTTTGCTGCGCGGCGACATTCAAAGCCGATACGCCGCTTACTCGCAAGGGATTCAGGCTGGTTTTTTGAACATCAATGACATCAGGCGCCTTGAGGATTTGCGCAACGTTGAAGGCGGCGACGTGATGCGCGTGCCGTTGTCTCACGTTGACTTGGCCGCTGCAAACATTGTGGAAACTGACAAGCGTGTTGGCATGGCTGTGCGTTTGATTGGCGTTGGTTTCAATCCCAATGATGTTGTCGCTGCACTTGACTTGCCGCCAATGGAACACACTGGCCTGCCGAGTGTGCAGTTGCAAAACGCTTCGCAGGTTGGCGAATCTGGCGTTGATGTTGAATCGCTTTATCTTGGCGCCCGCGACTATGACCCAGAGGACATTGCCAACGCATTGGCCGAGGGTTTGCGTTCAATGCCTGCACCGATTGTCAACGTCAACGTGCCAGAGGCTACGCCACGCACGCGCAACATTGAGCGCGACACCGAGGGCAACATCACAAAGATTGTGGAGAACTAACTAATGGCACTTAATACAGGCGGCAAGAATGTCATGCTTGGTGGCCTCACGGCCGTGGCAACGCATGTGTCACTTCACACCGCAGACCCCGGCGCCACTGGCACCAGTGAAGTCACCGGCTCGCCGTACACGCGCGAACTTGCGGGATGGGCTTCACCAAGTGCCGGTTCTGTTGCTAACTCTGGCAGCATTGTCTTTGACGTGCCAGGGTCAACAACAATCACACACCTTGGTTACTGGTCGGCAGGAACCGCCGGCACTTTCTACGGTTCACGCGCATTGGATACCAGTCAGACTTTTGCAACCGATGGCACTTACACAATCACCGGCGGCAACCTGTCTGAATCTGTGGCGTAGTTCATGGCTGGGCTGTTTACCCTTGACAGCGCAAACCTTGGCCGTCTTGACACAGATGTTTTGGGTGGTCTAGGCACCGGCTTCATTGTTGGAACTTCAACGAGCACCGGCCAAGTTGTAGGCACTCAAGGTTTTACAGGTTCGGCAACAGGGTCAAGTACCACGACCGGCAGCGCCCTTGGTGCGGTTGGTTTTGCTGGCAATGTTATTGGTTCATCAACGTCAACCGGTTCGGTTGTCGGCGTTGAAGGCAACACTGGCAGCGTCACTGGCGTTACCGTTTCCACTGGTAGTGCAGCTGGTGCGCCCGAACTTGCCGGCAGCATTGTTGGTGTTTCGGTTTCGACAGGTTCGGCGTCGGGTTCACCCGATGGCCCACCACCACCACCTGACCCTGAGGTTGTCACCGGTCACGCCCAGTTTATTCGTTCCGAACGACCACGGCGCCGACCACAACAACAGCTGCAACCTGTGCCCACGATGCACACAGGCGGGGCACAAGGCCGCACACGGGCAAAGGCAACGATTGTTGGCACCTGTGGCTACACCGGCAAAGTTGGCGGCGCACAGGCCACAACAGGGCGTTGCGTTGGTGTGCGTTATCCCAGTGACGAACTGGTGGCGCGTTGGGTAAGGCAAGCGATTGAACACGAACTTTTGACATTGGAGTTGCTATGACCATGACGAACAGCATTGTGAGTTGCACAGTCAACGCACAACTTGTGGCGCAGGCATTGGCCAACCCTGCGTTTGTGACTTTGCACAATATGAACAAAAGCGCAAATCATTACATTCACTATGGAAGCGCCAATGCCGGCACCGCCAACTCGCCGCACATTGACCCCGGTGAGACTTTGCAATTGAAATTGCTGCCCGGTGAAGGTTTGTTTGCATTGAGCGATCCGACCGGCGTGAAACTTGGCGTTCTCATTCAAAGGTATGAAGCCTGATGCCCTATTTCATTACCGATAAAGCGGCAGATTGCAGCGGTTGGGCAACCATCAAAGATGACGGTGAAGTTATTGGTTGCCACCAAACCAAGGCTGACGCGATTGCGCAGATGGTGGCCGTCAGCATTGCTGAGAATATGGAACTAGGTGGCGAACGGGTGTTGCCCGAGAACTACCGGCCAGCATTGGCACTTGATGTTCCCGATGGTCGCGCCTGTGGCAATTGCTTTTTTTATGATGAGACAAACATTCAAGGTGATAAGGCATATTGCACCCGATGGGATGATTACGTCAACGGCGCCTACTACTGCAACGCGTGGCAACCTGACGAAAACAGTGACAATGATCGCAACTCTAATACTGATGTGGCTAATCGTGAACTACGCCAGCCGGCGCCACCATCTGACCAGATAACAGCACCGGCCATTATTGAGACACGGGCAACACCGCCAAACTACATGCAAGAGGCGGCAGCGCGTGGGCTTGAATTACGGCGTGAAGGTTTCGCTGGTGATGGCGTTACCGATGCCACCGTGCGCGAAGCGCGTGAAATGGCTGACGGCAACATCAGTGATGACAAGATCATTCGCGCCTATGCCTGGTCACAGCGTCATGCCGTTGACTTGCGAGCACCAAAAAACAATGACCCCAATCACCCTGACTGGCCCGGCGCCGGCGCGGTGGCGCATTACTTGTGGGGAATCAACCCACTAAACCCACAGCCTGCAATCAGGTTTCTGGAACGTGAATCAAACCGTTTGCAAGGAAGGACAACAATGAGCGACCTTGAGATTAGAACTATTGACACCGAACCTTTGGAGTTGCGCGCAGCTGATACCGGCGATGGCATGACCTTCATGGGATACGCAGCCAAATACGACAGCCCAAGTTTGCCGTTGCCATTCGTTGAGCGCATCGCCCCTGGCGCTTTCACGCGCTCACTTAAATCACGCAACGACATCAAAATGTTTGTCAATCATTCTGACTTACATGTGCTTGCGTCAACGCGGTCAAAGACCTTGCGCCTTGAGGATCGCCCTGACGGTTTATTTGTTGAAGCCGATTTGCCTGATGTTACTTACGCAAATGACTTGCGCGTGCTAATTCAAAATGGAACCGTCAACACAATGAGTTTCGGATTTTCTACCGTGCGTGATTCGTGGAGCGACAATGGCGCTGAACGCACATTGAATGAAGTTCGCCTGCATGAAGTTTCGGTTGTCACCTCAACCGCGGCCTACCCTGCGACCACAGCAAGCGTTCGCAATCTGCGACTCATTGCGCGCCGCACCGCCACTGACTTTGATGCACTCACTGACGCAATTGCTGCGCTAGAACTTGGTGAGTTGTCAGACGATCAGGCGAGTTTGCTGCGCACCGTGGTTGATAGTGCTGCCGGAAAACTTGAGGAAGTCCCCGCCGAGGCCAATGTGCCGATGGGGATTCTGATCAATAAATTGGATTTGATTGCAAAGCAATTGAACATCTGATTTATCGCAGTGAATAGAAAGCCCTGACCACACAGTGAAACTGTCAGGCAACTGGGTGCGATTCCCAGCACTGCACTAGCGCAAGGCCGGAGCCGGTCAGCGTTGTTGGGTAGCGGAGCCGCGCCCTTGTCATGCCTGCGACTAATTCAAACAAACGAAATGAGAAAACATGTCTTACTTGGAACGGCTTATTGAAGCCCAGAACAAAGACCTGTATTCAGCACGTTCATACCTTGAGCGCGCCGAAACAGAAAAGCGTGAACTGTCCGTTGAAGAGCGGACCGCATGGGATGCACTCAACGCGCAAATGGACAATCGCCAGGATCACATCAACGAGGTTCGCGGTGCAGAAATGCGTGACGCCAAAGTTGCAGAGGCAATGTCCTTCGCACCAGAGGTTCGCACCGATGCAGTACGTTCCGATGTTCGCAGCGACTCCGACATCCTTCGTGCAATGGCGCGTGGCGAGATTCGTTCGCACACATTCGAACGTCGCGCACTTGACACTGACACCGCAACAAAAGGCCCAGAGACCGTTCCGCAGGGATTCCTTGCAACGATCCAGCAGAAATTGATTACGACCGGCCCAATGCTTGACGGTTCGGTTGTCAACCTGTTGAACACCAACAGCGGCAATGACATTAAGGTGCCTGTTCAAAGCACACGCCCAACTGGCACGGCGGTCGCTGAGGGTGCAACGTTTGCAGTCTCCGACCCAACGTTCGCAAACATCACACTGCGCAGTCACAAGATCGGCACACTCGTTGTTGCATCGCGTGAACTTGTTGAGGACACCGGCATTGACTTGCAGGCATTCCTTGGCGCTCAAATGGGTGTTGCTTTGGGTACTGCCTCCAACTCTGCGCTGACTCTGGGTACCGGAACGGTTCAGCCAAACGGAATTGTGACCGCAGCTGGATCAGGCGTTCGTGGCGGCACCGGGGTAACGGGCGCCTTCACTGCTGACAATCTGATTTCACTCATGCACTCTGTTGATTCGCTTTACGCGGCGCAACCAGGTGCAGGCTGGATGATGTCACGCGCAACGATGGGCAGCGTTCGTCAACTCAAGGGTTCCGAAGGCTACCTGTTCCAGACCTACGCAGCAGAAGGCATGGTCGGATCGCTGCTCGGGTATCCCGTTTTTGAAAATCCATATGTTGCAGCTCAGGGAACTGGCGTCAAGTCAGTCCTGTTCGGCGACATGGGTGCATACATCACACGCGTTGTGGGTGGCATTGAAGTTGTACGTTCGGATGAGGCTTACTTCCTGTCCGATCAAATCGCATGGCGCGCAACCATTCGCCTTGATGGTGACCTTGGTGGCGGCGGCAGCGATGCTGTCAAGTACTTCATTGGTGGCACTGCTTAGTCAGTTGCACCAGTGACTTAATTGTGTGGGAGGTCGGGGCGCAGGACTGGCCTCCCACACTTCACCCCTGCAAATTCTGCGCAACCTGCGAACGGAGAATCCTGTGAATAATTCAATGGCATTGTTGTGGCACAGCAACGCACCCTGGTGCGGAACCGGATACGGAACACAAACAGCGCAAGCGGTGGAACGAATTAAACTTGACGGTCACGCCATCGCCGTGAACTGCAACTATGGCTTGCAAGGCATGCGCAGTGAATGGAATGACATCCCGATCTTTCCAATGGGAATTGAGTCGTATTCCAATGACACCGTTCGCGCAAACTTTGAAACATGGAAACGCGAAAACCCTGACCTGCCTGCCCACGTCATCTGCCTGTTTGATGCATGGACAATGCCAGAGGCAATGTGGAAAGGTGTTCCAACAAGTGTGTGGACAATGGTGGATCATCAGCCACTCCCACCAAATGTTTTGGAAGTGTTGAAGCGTGAGAACATCACACCAATTGCGGTGACAATGTTTGGCTTCGAGCAGATGCAGCGCGCCGGTTTGACTGATGCGCTCTACATCCCAATGGCAATTGACACCAAGATGTATTCCCCAGGCGCAACCTATGAAGGCCAAACCGGGCGCGAACTAATGAACTTCAAGCATGACGATCCCGACAGCTTGTTTGTGGTGTCAATTATTAACGCCAACAAGGCCAGCAGCGCCGGTGGTATTCACCGCAAGTCATGGGCTGAAAACATCTTGGCGTATTCAATCTTTGCTCAAGACAAACCCGATGTTCGGTTGTATCTACACACAGAGCGTTTTGGCAACTATGGCGGCCTAGCCCTTGACTTCCTGCTGCGAGCCTGTGGCTTGAAAGATCAGGATGATTTCAAGTTTGTAAGTCAACACGCCATGCACAACGGTATCCCCAACGAGGCGATGGCGGCGTTGTTCAACG